GACAGACTTCTACCAACAGACTGCAAAGATGCAGGTGTGGGCTGAGACTGACCTCAAGTACGTAAACGTACAGTCATTGCTTGAGGACATGATTGCATCCAAGCGTAAGTCTGAAAAGATGTATGAGTTGTATTGCCATGAGGCTTCACAACGTGGTCACAATAAGTGGGCATTGTACTCAGCCTTTACCAACTACGCATCCTATGCTGATGATCGTAATGGGTTCAGCCTACGTAATACAGGCAACGACACTCAGGCTATCAGCATGTTCAGTCGTGAGCAAGAGGTAAGCAAGTGGGTATCTGACAGCAAGTTCCTAACACTGGAAGCTGCTTGATGCAGATGCTACCTCGCTATGTACAACAGAGAGTGTCACCTTCGGGTGACATTTCTTATCGCTTCAACCCACCACAGATGCTCGTAGATGAGGGCGTGGTGGAACGTGATGAACTGGGTACAGATACCAAAGAGGTATCCAAACTAGCAAAGGAGTTAAACAAACAGATAGATGATTGGAGACAGGCACGTGCAAAAGTTGTTGGACTAAAGCCAAGTGGCAAGGTCACTGACCTGATAAACTTTTACTATCAATCCAATGATTTCAATATGTTACGTGACACAACTAAGGTAGATTACAGATACTTTCTGACCATCGTACACCAGACTATCGGGTGTCGTAAGTACAAGGACGTGACATCCAAGATAGCCAAGGCCGCATATGAAGAGTGGGTCAAGCGTGGCATTAGCTTTGCTAACCATGCGGCTACCTGTGCAAGCAGGGTGTACAACTACGCCATACAGATGGAACATGCAGAGCAGAATCCATTTGGTAAGATTAAACGTAAGACTGCCAAGCAACGTAAGATGGTGTGGTCACACGGTGAGGTAAACAAGTTTCTTGACGTAGCGTACAGTGACTTTGACTATCGTAATGTCGGGTTGATTATACACATGGCATACGAGTGGTGTCAGCGTCTGGGTGACATGCGTAACCTACAGTGGGGTAACATTGACTTGGATAAGCAACAGCTTACCTTGGAGCAGAGCAAGCGTAGGGCTGATGTGTTTCTACCTATCACAGATAACCTGACTGCCATGCTCAAGGAACAGAAGGAAGACTTCGGCTTTCAACCTTGGGTAGTACCACATCCACAGCCTGTGAAGGGTGTATACAAACCATACGCAATGGAGAGACTGTCCAAGGTTGGACGTAAGATCATGCGGCTAGCAAAGCTACCTGAAGAGCTACGGCTCATGGACATACGGAGAACTGGTATAACACAGATGATAGACAAGGGAGTACCATTGCCACAAATCATGGCTGTATCTGGACATACTCATGTGTCTTCAGTGAAGCCATATCACAAGCACACTTACGAAAGTGCAAGTAGTGCCTTGACACAGAGAGACATTGCTGTACAATCGACTGTAAGGAGCAACATTGAAAGTGATACATTATGAGTGTCTATAATATTATAAATGATATAACACTTACAAATGGAGATACTAAACGTATGGACTGTCCTGAGTGTGGTGGGCGCAAGACCTTCACGATCACGAACAACATGGGTTCTCTGATTTGGAATTGCTACAAGGCAGGGTGTCATGTATCTGGTGGTAAGCGTGTGCATCTCACAGCAGATGACATACGCAAATCACTGGGTAGTGTTGCAGAAGAGACACACTCTATAACTTTCGACAAGCCTGAGTGGATTGTGAAAGATGACGATGCGATAGCCGAGTTCTGTAATGAATGGAAGCTAGACCCCAAGGTGTTGGGGTTACTGTATGATGTGAAGGAACATCGTGTGGTGTTCCCTGTAATGCAGGGTAATACTATGATAGATGCCACTGGTAGATCGTTGAGTAAACGTATACCCAAGTGGAAACGATATGGAAAAAGCAGCTTGCCATACGTCTGTGGACATGGTACAACTGCTGTAGTTGTTGAGGACTGTGTGAGTGCAGCCATCGTAGGTACTGATGGATTTGTCGGGGTCGCAGTGTTGGGTACATCATTATCCGATGGGCATAAGAAGCACTTGTCACAGTTCTCAACAGCAATTGTAGCACTTGACCCTGACGCACTGCCCAAGACGCTACAGTTCGCAAAAGAATTACGAGGGCTAGTACCAAAGGTAAGTGTGCTACGCCTAGAAGATGACCTTAAATACCGAAACCAAACCGACTTGGATAACTTAACAACACTAGGAGACACATAATGGAATTATCATTAGTACGTAGCTTGATGGACAAAGAGTTCTACGATGAGCATCGTGGTGCTAAATGCCCCGATAGATTGTTCAGTCAAGACATACGCAAGATCAAACAGGCAGTGGATGTAGCAATGGACAGGTACTCACGTACAGTTACACCTGACGAGATAGAAGCATTGTTCATGGCAAACAATCCGACACTGACTACGGCACAGAAGCAAGCATACAGTCACCTCTTCCACAAGGTAAAGAAAGAAACACCTATGGGTAGTGACGTGGCACAGGAAGTATTGTCCAAGCTATTCCAACAGGTAGTGGGCGAGGACATTGCTAACCTTGGCTTTGACTATGTGAATGGCAGTAAGACTAGCCTTGAACCACTACGTAATCTGATGGAGCAGTATGGTGATGACTTCACACCTAACCTCAATGTAGAATGGGAAGACATCAGCCTTGATACCATCCTGTCTATGACAGATTTGGAGTCACAATGGACGTTCAACATTCCTACCCTGACACGTAAGGTAGAGGGCATTAATGCAGGACATTTGATTGAGGTAGGGGCGAGGCCAAACACAGGTAAGACATCATTCCATGCTTCACTTGTAGCTTCTCCACAGGGATTTGCGTGGCAAGGTGCTAAGTGCATCATATTATGTAACGAAGAGGGCTATCACAGGGTGGCTCACAGGTACATTACAGCCGCCACAGGCATGGACAAGTTCGAGATTAGCAAGAACAAGCAGAGAGCTATGGACGTGTTCGATCAGATACGTAAGAACGTCATGTTCAAGGATGCTACAGGTCGTGACATGAACTGGGTTGAGTCAGTATGTAAGTCATACAAGCCTGACATTGTGATACTTGACATGGGTGATAAGTTTGCCAAGATGGGTGGCTTCTCACGTCCTGACGAAGCACTCAAAGCGAATGCGGTACATGCAAGACAGATAGCCAAGCAACATGAGTGTGCTATGTTCTACATGTCTCAGCTATCAGCAGAGGCAGAGGGCAAGGTGGTACTCAACCAAGCCATGATGGAAGGGTCACGTACTGGTAAGGCAGCAGAGGCTGACCTGATGATTATGATTTCCAAGAACCCTACAGTAGAAGGGCAAGAGGAAGAGGACAACCAACGCCACATCAATGTAGTGAAGAACAAACTATCTGGGTGGCATGGTATTGTACACACTGATCTTGAGTACAAGATAGCGAGGTATGTAGCATGATCGAAGTAACATACGTATCACACATGGGCGATGACTTGACAGTAGTGAATGCTGCACGTGTATCGTTTGGCAAGACATCTAAGTATGAATGTGTTGACATGATAAAGGGTAAGTGGGAAATGAAACCAAAGGATGTAAAGCTGATACGTTATCTAGCCAAGCACCAACACAAGTCACCATTCAACCATGCCTTTGCTACGTTCCATGTTAAGGCTCCTATCTTTGTGGCACGACAGCTACAGAAGCATGAGTACATGCCTTGGAATGAGATAAGTAGACGCTATGTAGATAGTGATCCTGAGTTATACTACCCATCAAATGATGTATGGCGTGGACGTAGTGAAGATAAGAAGCAAGGCAGTGAAGGTGAGGTTGATTTAAAATATCCTTCTAGTGATGGCTTCTTACTTGATGCATTAATAGAGGGTAATGAGTGGCAACGTAAGCTGTACAAAGATTTGATTGAAGCAGGTGTAGCACCAGAGCAAGCACGTATGGTATTGCCACAGTCCACGATGACTGAGTGGTACTGGTCAGGTAGCCTGTATGCATTTGCAAAGATGTGTAGCCTACGCCTCAAGGAAGATAGCCAACAGGAAACACGTGAGGTAGCTACACAGATACAGAAGGTAATGATAAAAGCTTTTCCTTGGTCGTGGAAAGCATTAGGTGAGTGCCTATGAACTGGGTAATACTCGTTACTGTATACATGGGTGATCCATTTATTATACCATACAAAACATTCGAGTATGAGAATGCATGTGTGGAGTACGTCACCGATGCTAACAATGCGAGTACACTTGCAGTAGAAGTGATTGCAATAGCAGGTTTTAATGATCCAGTTACAAACATTATTTGTGTAGCTGAGTATGAACTACAGAGAAGGAGAGAGGGATGA